ATGACTATTAATGCGGTGCTTTTGGAAAATAAGATTGGTGATTTACTAGACATATTTTATGGAAAACGGTCGGCAGCACTTGATGATCTTAAACTAATAAATACACTCAAGAGGAAAAATCCTTATCTCTACCGCGCCGCAGGTGTAGCAGACGCCAGCGAGATCGTGGAAGAGATCCTGAAGGCCCATGTGTCTAGTTCGGACGAAACCTTGTTTGGCAACGAGTTTTTCGAGCCTCTAGCAAAATGGGTAGCTCAACAGGCAAATCCCGTTGAAACGCATACCGTGGCAACTTCAGATGGCGAAGGAGTTGATATTACGATAACAACAGCAAGTTCAATAATGCCTATCGCTGTGAAGTCTGGTGTCAATGTCTTCAATGCTGATAGCAAGAAAAAACAAGGTGAGAATTTCTCTGCTCTCAACAAGCGCTTGCTAAAGCTTGCACTGCACTTCGATCCTGTGGTTGGATATTGTTATGGACGAAAGCAACAATCGTCCAGAAGTAAAGTCAATTTCAGGGAATTGGCTGGACAGGCTTTTTGGGAACTGATTACAGGCGAAAATGACTTTTATCTTCGAATTGTCAGGTTGATGGGCGAAAAACCGATCAAGCATCGACCTGAATTCCAGCAATCCTTTGACCAGGCAAAGAATCGTTTTGCCAAGGAATTTCTTATAGATTTCTCCAACGAAGATGGCTCCATCAACTGGGATAAGCTGCTGGAATTCAACAGTGGTGCAGTGCGCCCTAAGCAGACGAGGAAAAAGAAGGATTCAGCTGTGCCACCGTCTATTCCATTGCGCGCTACCCCTTCAGCTGGCGCCGCTACCGCCTCGGACTGAATCGCCAGTTTTTTAAAGATATGAGGCTCATCAGGTTGAAAGTTCAAAGAAACTTGTAAATCTGGAGTTGCCTCATTTGTGATGTTGCGTCTGAACAGGCAGGAACCCAAGCGTCACGAAAACACAATCGATTCCCCCTACCAATATCTTCGCTTCAAGAACATTGCAAACTGCGTCAAAATGCGTCAAATCGCATGCCCCCTCATCGCCCTGCCGCGCCAGTCCTCATGCGCCTTCGGCCATGGCGCAAATTTGAGTCAAAAGAGCCCTATATAGCGGGCAGGTGTGGAGGGGGGACAACTGCGCGCGCCGGGCCGAAACGGCGCTTTTTCTTGCCTCTAGAGCAATATCATTCGCCGGGACGTGAAAAAGCCGCCTCGTGGGCGGCTTGTGCGGTGGCTGGGGCGCTCCGGCGCGGCTGGACTGTCGCGGCCCTGCCCTGCCCTGCTGGCTAGCGCGGCGTGGCGGTCATCCTGTGCGGCCGGTGCGTGCTTTGGCCGCCAGCTCCTTGTCGAAATCGTCGCGACAATCCACATCGCAGAACAGCAGCGCGGGCGCCAGCGCCTCGTCGCAGTAGTGGCAGCAGCCATGCGCCGCCAAGGCGGGCCGGCCGCGCACGGCGGCCAGGCCGCGCGCCACTTCGGCGAAGATGATCTTGTCGGTATTGTCCACGTGATCGCTCATTGCGCGCCCTCCCCGCCCGTGGCCAGGTCATACGGGGCGAAGCGCACCACTTCCACACCGGCCCACTCGTTGATCGCCATGAACTGCGCCTGCAGCGGCACCAGCTCATTGCGGGCGAAGACGCGCGCGGCCGGCTCGACGGCGCCGAAGCCGCCGGCATTGTTCGGCAGGATGCCCATCAGTTGCGGCGGCACGCGGTGCGCGGCCAGCTGGTCGTCGCGCGTGACGCTCTTGATGTTGAAAAACTCGTCCTTGGCGGCCACGTCCGACACCGGCAGAATCTGGATGCCGTCCTTCTTGCCATTGGGCGCGTACATGAACAGGTTGCGGAAGTTGCCCGGCCCCTTGCTGTCGCGCATGGCCTGGCGCAGGTTATCCACGTCCTGCGTATTCGCTGCGGCGTCCGTCATGTAGAAGACAAAACCGGCGTGCGAACCGTTCTTGTAGTACTTGCGGCGGAACAAGGTAGCCGCCTCGTTGAGCCAGGCCGATTGCAGCGCGCTCAGGTACTGCGGCACGCCGTACAGCTCTTGATTCACGTCCGGCTCCATCAGGTGGAACACGCGCCCCTTGTCGAACTGGTGCACGGCCTGGTAGCCGTTGACGAAAAAATACGTGTCCAGATCGACGCCGCGCCGCATGTACTTGGCCAGGGCGTGCTGGTACGCCAGCGCCTTGCCGCTGCGGCTGGGACGGTCTTCCAGGTAGGCATTGCCGAAGGTCAGATAGTCCAGGGCCATGCGCTTGAAGCCATCGCGCGACAGGTACTTCGTTGGCATCAAGGTCGACGTCAGCACATTGGCCTTGAAGTGGATCGCGCTGCTGTGGTGCACGCCGGCATTGAAGGACTTGGCCAGGCCCGCCAGGTTGACGGGCGGTTCATACCAGTGGCCGTTCTTCCAGCATTCGAAGCAGTCGAGAATGTCGGCGTGCTCGAGCACGGGCGTCGGGTCGCCGAAGGAAAACGCCTCGATGCCTGCGGCGGCCGGCGCCGTGGCAATGGCCGCTGTTGATGGCGTGCTCTCGGCCTGTCGGCCGCGCGCGCGCATGTGTCGTGCTTTGCTCAAGAATAAATCTCCATGAAAGAGTGGTGGTTGTCGGTGGTGCCTTCGAATGGCTCGTGATCGAGGGCGTGCATGCAGGCCCATGCCAGATCGGCGTGGCCGGTTTCGTCGCTGCGACCGGCGACATAGGTCACGTGCCGCCCGCTAGGGGTAAGGGTCTTGTGGATCGCCATGAACGATTGCGCGATGTCGGTCCAGCCGGCGTCAAACTCCAGCCGGCCCTTGCTGATGATGTTTTTGGCTTTTAGCACCATGCGGGTTTTGACTTCGGGCGAGTAGTTCAGCGCCGTGACGGCCGGGAAGAAGCCGCGCACGATCGGCAGCACGCCGATGCCCATGCCGGTGGTGTCGATGCCGATGTATTCGACGTTGTAGCGCTGCGTCATCTGGCGGATGGCGTCGGCGTGGTCTTCAAAGCTCTGCCCGCGCCACTGGTGACGCTCCAGGATGCGAAACTTGCCGCCGGCCGTCATGGGCGGCGCCAGCACCACGCAGCCGGCGCTGTCGCCGTTCAAGGCCGGGTCGTAGCCGATCCACACGGGCCGGTTGCCGAACGGGCGTAGGCCCAGCAACGGCTTGTAGTCGTCCCACTCGACCCAGGAATCGACCATGCAACGTTGCAGCTCGGCCAAGGGGAAGACCGAGGCCGAGTCGTCGATAAAATTGCACATCAGCAGGTTGTCGAACTGGTCGGGGCTGTATTCAAAGTTGCGCAGCTCGTCGATGTCGAACAGGTTGCAGCCGCCGCGCTCCGCGTCCAGGATGGTGACGATCTGGCGCCAGATCTTGTCCTCGCCGGTAAAACCGGACGACAGGCGGCTGTGGCTCACATCGATATTCACCTGGTCCGCCTTGGCGCGGCGCTTGTTGAACAGCTCGCCCGTCCAGAACGGGAAAGCCTGGTGCGTGGTCGAGGATGGCGTCGAGAAATACGTCTTGCGCCATTTCTTGTGAATGGCCATACCCGAGGCCACCTTGTTGAGTTCCTGGAAATTCTGCGTCCAGAAGAATTCATCGAAGTAGAAATTGCCGTGGTAGCCCTGCGCCGTGCGCGCATTGGTGCCCAGGAAGTACAGATGCGCGCCATTCGGCAGCACGATGGGGTCGCCCGTCAGCTCGATGCCGGCCGCCTCGCGCGCGAATTGCACGATGTATTGCTTGAAGACGTGCGCCTGGCTTTTAGAGGCGGACAGGAAGATTTGATTGCGGCCCGTCGCCATCGCGTCGGCCAGCGCCTCGCGGGCGAAGTACCAGGTGGCGCCGATCTGCCGGCTTTTGAGAATGGCGCGCGTGCGCTGATCGCCGTTGCGATACCAGACCTTTTGATAGTCGAAGAGCGAATCCTGGAAGGCGTCGAGTAGCTGGATTTTCTGTTCTTCGCTGAAGTCGTTGCGTGTCGGCTTCTTTTTTGGTGCGGCATTGCGGTTCGCCAGCTTGGGGTTGAGATCAACCTCATTGCCGCCCGGCTGCTCATAGCGGCGCACGCGCGCCATCTGCACGATGGTGCGCGCCAGCAGATCGATTTCCTTGTAGTCGCTGCCGCTCTTGACCTCTTTTTCGATCAGCTTGACCAGGCGCAGCTCGGCCGACGCCTCGACGTGCTCGATGGCCTGCGCCTTGTCCCATTCGTCGCGCGCTTTCCAGCTATTGATGGTGCTGCGCTTTACCCCTAAGTGGCGGGCGATGGACGAAATGCGCCAGCCCTTCCAGTACAGGGCGCGCGCGGCGCGGCGCGGCTCGGATTCGGGCAAGGCCAGTTCGGCGATTTTCTCGTCGGCGGATTGTTCGCTTGTTTTCTCGATTGTCAGCATGCCGCCAGCGTAGGCCGCGCGCGCGCGGAGCGGGGAAAGGCAAAAGTCGCTATGCCCCATAGCAACCCTTAGCACATTGAATCGCAGCGCCAAGACGTTGACCATGGCGTTATCCGATCAACCGAGACACGCCACCATGCCTAAATCCCAATTCTTCCGCGTCGCCACCGAAGGCGCCACCACGGACGGCCGCAACATCGACCGCGCCACCATCGAACAGATCGCCGCTACCTACAACCCGAAGACCTACGGCGCGCGCATCTGGCTGGAACACATTCGCGGCATCCTGCCCGACAGCCAGTTCAAGGCCTACGGCGACGTGATCGCGGTGAAAGCCGAAGAGGTGGACACCGACAGCGGCAAGAAACTGGCCCTGTTCGCGCAAATCGAACCCACGCCGGAACTGGTCGCAATCAACAAGGCAAAACAGAAGCTGTACACCAGCCTGGAAATCCAGCCCGACTTTGCCGACTCGGCGCAGCCCTACCTGGTCGGCCTGGGCGTCACCGACAGCCCTGCCAGCCTGGGCACCGAAGCGCTGAAATTCTCCGCCAGCCGCAAGCAGCAAAGCGCCAACCTGTTTACCTCGGCCGTCGAGGTGACGCTGGAATTTGACGAGCCGCAGGGCATCAAGCTGGCCGACGCCGTGAAAAACCTGCTGTCGCGCTTTTCGAATAAATCCGGCACCGACGCGGCGCAGTTCGCCGACATCAGCGAAGCCGTGCAGGCGCTGGCCGGCCACGTCGTCACCGCCAATGACAACTACACGGGCGCCCTGGCCCGCCTGGAGAAAACCGAAACGGCATTGAAGGCCACCCAGGACGAGCTGGCCACCTTCAAGGCGCAGATGGACGAAGCGCCCGGCAACGGCCCGCGCCGCCCGGCCGCCACCGGCAACGACGGCGCCGTGCAGACCGAGTTTTAAGCGCCCGCGCCATCCACCACCACCCCATTCAACAACGGAGCACCGCACCATGAAAAAGCAAACGCGCCAGGTCTTTGGCCAATACGAAACCCGCCTGGGACAGCTGAACGACACGGACAACGTGGCCAAGACCTTCAGCGTCACGCCCAGCGTGCAGCAAAAGCTGGAAACGAAGATGCAGGAATCGAGCGAGTTCCTGACGAAAGTGAACATCATCGGCGTGACCGAGCAGGAAGGCGAAAAGCTGGGCCTGGGCGTGTCCGGCCCGATTGCCGGCCGCACCAACACCAAGGACAAGGAACGTAAGACACGCGACCTGTCCACCCTGGACGGCACCAAGTACCGCTGCGAACAAACCAACTTCGACACGCATCTGAACTATGCCAAGCTGGACGCCTGGGCCAAGTTCCCCGATTTTCAATCGCGCGTGGCCAATGCCATCCTGACGCGCCAGGCGTTAGATCGCATCGTCATCGGTTTCAATGGCGTGAAAGCCATGGCCGACACCGATCTGGACGCCAATCCGCTGCTGCAGGACGTCAATAAAGGCTGGCTGCAGCACCTGCGCGAACTGGCGCCCGAGCGCGTGCTGGGCCTGGTCGCCAACGGCATGCCGGGCAAGGTCATCATCGGCGACGTGGACGGCGCTGACTATGCCAACCTGGACGCGGCCGTCACCGATGCCGTCAACCTGCTGGACCCGTGGTATCAGGAAGACACCAATCTCGTGGCCATCGTCGGGCGCAAGCTGCTGAACGATAAATACTTCCCGCTGGTCAACACCAAGCAGGCGCCCACGGAAACCCTGGCCGCCGACATCATCATCAGCCAGAAGCGTATCGGCGGCTTGCCGGCGGCGCGCGTGCCCTTCTTCCCGGATAACGCGATCCTGATTACGCGCTTCGACAACCTGTCGATCTACTTCCAGGAAGGCGCTCGCCGCCGCCGCGTCGAGGACGTGCCCAAGCGCGACCGCATTGAGAACTACGAGTCGTCAAACGACGCCTACGTGATCGAAGACCTGGGCCTGGCCGCGCTGGTGGAAAACATCGAGCTGAAAGACAAGTGATGGCGAACCAGTCCCCCGCCCTGCGCCACCGCGCGCGCATGCTGGCCGAGCGCACGGCCGGCGCCGCCGCGCCGCAAGGCGTGACCACCGGCACGGCCTACGAAATGATGCTTTACAAGCTGGCCGATGACCGCCGCCGCCTGAAGTCTATTCAGTCCGTCGAGCGCAAGATCGAGGTCAAGGCCACCTTGCTGCCCGACTATGCGCAGTGGATCGACGGCGTGCTGGCCGGCGGCAAGGGTGCGCAGGATGACGTCTTCGCCACCTTGCTGGTGTGGCACATCGACACGGGCGAGTATGCGCGCGCCCTGGTCATGGCCGAATACGCGCTGGCGCACAAATTCACCCTGCCCGAGACTTACAGTCGCGACATTGCCACCCTGATGCTGGACGAGTTTGCGGAAGGCTATTTGCACGGCAAGCTGGCCGCCGATCCGCAGCACGCGGCCCAGGTGCTGGGCACCGTCGAGCAGCTGACGGCCGCAAGCGACGCACCCGACCAGGCGCGCGCCAAGCTGCACAAGGCTATCGGCCTGGCCATGATCGCCGTGCTGGGTCAGGCCGATGACACGGACATCGCCCCGGCGCTGGTGGCGCAAGCGGAAACGGCCATGGCCCAGCTGAAACGCGCGCGCGCCCTGTCGGAGTCGTGCGGCGTCAAGAAAGATATGGAACGGCTGGAACGGCGCCTCAAGCGCGCGGCCGGTACCACATAAAGAGCATCCCCCGCAGCACGGCGGCACGGGGGGATTCTGGCTAATCCATTTGCCTGATGAACCCCGTCCACCGCCCCATTTTGAAAGCGTCCCGTATGTCCTTCATGGCCCTGCCCCCGTCCATCCCGCCCGGCACCACGCCCGCGCTGTCAGCGCCTGCCGCCGGCATCATCGAGAACGACGGCTGGTTTCCCGATATCGCCCTGGCAGATATGCGCGACGCAATGCGCCTGGACGGCACCGTCACCGACGCGCGCCTGGTGCAAGCCGTGGTCGATGCCATCCTGCAGGTCAACCGCGAGCTGGCCGACTGGCAGGGCAAGCAGGCGGCTGCCGGTATTGCGGCCCTGGTGGACGTGCCGGCCACGCGCATCAACCGCGAGTCCCGCTTGCTGGCGCAGTACCGGCGCGCCGTCTATAGCACGGCGAAAGCCGACCTGATCGAGCGTTACCGCGATTACGACAGCACGGCCACCTCCGTCAGCGACAAGAAAAGCATGGAGTGGCTGGACGAGACGCCCGGCGCGCAGCGGCGCAACGCGCAATGGGCCATCGCCGATATGGTCGGGCGCACGCACCTCACCGTGGAATTGATCTGATGCAGGTGCGTACGCAGCAGCACGACACGGTAGACGCCCTGGTCTGGCGCTATCTGGGCGACGGCGCGGGATACGTCGAGCACACCCTGGAAATCAATCCCGCGCTGGCGCGCCACGGCGCCGTGCTGCCGGCTGGCCTGGTCGTCACCCTGCCCGAACCGGCGCCCAGCACGGGCCAAGCCGCGGATATCGTGCAGCTATGGGATTAACGCAGCAATCCACCATTTTTACCCTCATGAAAAATCTATCTATCCTCACCCCGGAGAATCAAGCAATGTCCGCAGAATCGTTTGGTGGTTTCGCCACCCTGGTCAAACTGTACGGCTTCAAGGCGGCGCTGGGCATGGTCGGTGCGGCCATGCTGTACATCGTGCTGCCGCCCTTGAACAGCGATGGCACCTTCAACAAGGGCGAATTCGTCGCCCGCCTGGCCTGCGCTGGCGTGTTCTCGTGCCTGCTGGGCGGCACCGTGTACCAGCTGCTGTGCGCCCAGCTCCCGGCCATCGGGGCCATGGTCAACGCCTCCGCCATCGACCTGATCGTCGGCGCGCCCGGCTGGTGGGTATCGCGCGCCGTGGCCCTGTGGTTCCAGCGCCGCAGCGACAAGGACATCGCCGAGCTGGTCAAAGACGCAAAGGAACACTGATGGCCACCCCGGAAAATCCCCTGATCGCGCGCACCATCGACGCCATCCTGCGCGCCGAAGGCGGCTATGTGAACGATCCTCTTGATGCGGGCGGCGAAACGAACTTCGGCATCACCGTGGCGGTGGCGCGCGCCAACGGCTACACGGGGCCGATGCGCAACATGCCCGTGGAAGTGGCGCGCGCCATCTACACGGCCCGCTACATCACGGAACCCAAGTTCGACCAGGTGCTGGCCCTGCATGCCGGCATCGGCGCCGAGCTGATCGACACGGGCGTGAACATGGGACCGCACCGCGCGGCCGAGTTCCTGCAGCGCTGGCTGAACGGGTTTAACGACACGGGCGCGCGCTATCCGGCCCTGTTCGTCGACGGCCGCCTGGGCGCGCAGTCTCTGGGCGCCCTTGCATCCTTCCTGACATGGCGCGGCCAGGATGGCGCCGCCGTGCTGCTGCGCGCCCTGAACGGCCTGCAGGCGGCGCGCTATCTGGAAATCACCGAGGCCAACAAGAGCCAGCGCCGTTTTCTGTTCGGCTGGATCAAGGAACGGGTGGCCATGTGAACACGACCACCTGGCGCCCGCTGGCCGCCGTTCTCCTGTGCGGCGCCATCGCAGGCTGGACGACGCAGGGCTGGCGCAAGGATGCCGCCATCGCCGCACTGCAGCGGCAGGCGGCCATCAGCCAGAGCACCGCCGCCACCGCACTGGCCCGGACCACCGCCCGCGTGCTTACCTTGGAACGCGCCGCCGGCACCGCCCTGGCGCAACGCGCCGACCACCTCACCCAGGAACAAACCCATGCGAAAACTGAACGTGACTATTTTAACCATGACGTGCGCAGCGGCGCTATGCGCCTGTCAATCCCCGTTGCCGGCGGCCAGTGCGCCGCAAGCGCAGATACCGCCACTGCCGCAGGCGATCAGCACCAAGCGCGCGCCGAACTTGACCCGGCGACTGCGGCAGCTCTTGACGCCATTGCCGGCGATGGCGACGACGCCGCCCGCCAGCTCAACGCCTGCATCGACGCCTACAACCTAGTACGAGACACCTACCATGTACAAACCGAATAGCCTGCGCCAGCACCTGGCCGCCGCCATCCCCGACCTGCAGCGCGACCCCGACCGCCTGCTGGTCTTCGCCGACGAGGGCAACGTGGTGGCCACCGCCACCGCCTCCCTCTCCTTCGAATACCGCTTCAAGCTCAACCTGATCGTGACCGATTACTCGGGCGACGCCGACGCCATCATGGTGGCCCTGATCGCCTGGCTCAAAGTTCACCAGCTCGACCTGATGGCCAACGAGGAAACCCGCAAGCACGGCATCGCTTTCGAGGTCGATTTCAACAACCATGAAACGGTCGACATTTCCATCAAGCTGGACCTGACCGAGCGCGTGGCCGTCAAGACCGGCGAGGCGGGCCGCCTGGACATCAAACACCTGGCTGAGATACAGCACACACCCGCCTACGCCGACGAGTTCTGGAAACTGTACGCCGGCGAGACGCTGCTGGCCGAATGGCGCACGCCCGAGGCCACGCCATGAGCGACGACCTGCACGCGCTGGAAGCCTGGGCCGGCGCGCTGCTGGCAAAGCTGCAGCCGGCCCAGCGCCGCGCCATCAATCACAAGGTGGCCATCGACCTGCGCCGCAGTCAGGCGCAGCGCATCAAGGCGCAGCAGGGGCCGGATGGCACGGCTTACCCTGCGCGCAAGCGGCGCAAGGAATTCAAGGGAAAGAATGGGCGCATCAAGCGGCAGAAGGTGGCCATGTTTGCGAAGATTCGCACCGCAAAACACCTGAAAGTAAAGGCGACCGGCGACCAGATCGAGGTTGGGTTCTTTGGGTGGGTGGCGCGTGTGGCGCATGTGCATCAGTTTGGCCAGCAAGACCGCGTTACCAAAAAAGGGCCCGTCTACAAGTACCCGGAACGGCCCCTCCTTGGCTTGAGTGAACCGGACCGAACTTTGATACTCGAGTCCCTGCTGAACCATATAGCCACCAACAAGTGACACCGAAACACTTCAAAAAAATGACACTAATTATTAGATAGGTTAATATTCACACAGCAACATAAATACAAAAATAATTACATTAAAAATGATGAAAAATAAGAATCAAAAAAAACATCACCAATATTCCGCAATAATTCATATAGAACACTATCGGCGGAGCACCTCAACAAATATATAAAATAAATACTTATTCATTACGCACATTCTTAGCACATTCCAACATCAACAAGGAAAAAAATGACAGTCCACATAGCCTTACCGGGGCAACCAGCAGAAATAGGGGCGTGTATTTTTTGCGGAAGTGTCGAAAAAATGACGGGGGAACACCTTTTTGCGCATTGGATAAGCAAAGCTATTGATGAGGGAAATCGTAGCGGATTCAAAACAACTTTAAAATTTAATGGCAAGATAGAAATTAAAGAATTTAACACGACAAAGTTTACAAACGAACGAGATATAGGACATGCAAACACAAAATTGAATGTTTTATGCGAAAACTGCAATAGTGTTTGGGGTGGTAAAATTCAAGAGCAGGCCAGCATGGTATTAAAGCCTTTTCTCGCGTCTGATACTTGGGGAATGTCAGATTCGCAACGTGAAAAAATAGCAATATGGATAGCATCATTTATTATAGTGAGACAATATCTCCATCCAGAACTTTTATGTTTTGATGAACAAGAGCGACACGAATTTCGTAGAACGACAATCCCTCCCAGGGGTTTGTCAGTATGGGTGGCGAGATACGACGGGAAAAATAGTTACGAGTCTAAATTAAGAACATTTCGTTTTGCATCCTCATTTTCTACAGATCAAGAAAAACCAAATATTTGCATCACGACAATGGTATTTGGCTCATTAATATTTTTCACATATTACTGTGCAGATAGATTTTCGGGGCGACAATACACGATATCCGACATTAACGCGATTCATTTACATAACCAACTTGCAGAATCTAGCGAGAGCAGGAAAATCACTCCAAATCCAACCTTTGAATGGCCACACAACAGCCAAGACTCCTACTATTTTAATGAACTATCTTCTTGGCCACTACATAATCTCCTAGATGAATTGGGTATGAATCAAGTCTGGCCAACATTCGAATTTTTCAGCAATTCTGCAAGTCCACCATTAAACTATCAGGACTATTTAGAGCTAAATGATTTAGCCTCCCAAGCTTTTGAGACTAATACTGGATCACTTGAAAATGCAAGAGCGATAATCCGAAAAAACCAAATGTAACCATTGGTAAAATTTCAAAAATTTAACACAGCATAGAAAAATTCATGAAGTGTTATTTTATTGATGTTTCGCACTCTGAATAGAATGCAGACATAAATATACACAACTTGAGAAAATGATAGTCAGTAAGCCGCATATCAACCCGCCCCCGCGTGCATCCGCACGCGGACTTCGGCAACATGCATTGCATGAACGCCGACCTGTCCGACCTCCTCCGCTTGCTGCAAAATCTGATCCGCCTGGGCACCATCGCCGAGGTCAAAGGGGCCAGGGCGCGTGTACGGCTCGGGCCGACACTCACCACCGAATGGCTGAAATGGGCTACACGGCGCGCCGGCAGCACGCGCACTTGGTCAACGCCCACAGTCGGCGAACAGGTCATTGTCTTTTCCCCGGGCGGCGACCTGACACGCGGCATCATCCTGCCGGCGCTGTACTCGCAGGCGTTTGACGCGCCCGAAGATAGCGACAGCATCCACACCACGCACTACCCCGATGGCGCCGTGGTGCAATACGACCACGCGGCCCACGCCCTGACGGCAGTGCTCCCCGGCGGCACCGCCACCATCACGGCCGACAAGGTGACGTCGAACGCGCCCAGCACCATCTGCACGGGCGACCTGACCGTCATGAAAAACTTGATCGTCAAGCAGTCCACTACCGTGGAGGGCGCTACCACTTTAAATGGCGGCGTGAACGCCAAGGCCGGCGCCGCTGGCGGCGTGGCCATGGCCGTGCAAGGGACAATCCAAGCCAGCGAGGACGTGCTGGCCGGCGCCATCAGCCTGGCCAAGCACCCGCACGGCGGCGTCAAGGCCGGCGGCGACCAGTCGGGCGGGCCGCAAGCATGATGGGCATGCACGCCGTCACCGGGCGCAGCTTGACGGGCCTGGGGCACCTGCGCCAGTCCGTGGCCGACATTCTCACCACGCCCATGGGTTCACGCATCCGGCGCCGCCGCTATGGCTCCGAAGTGCCCGAGCTGATCGACCAGCCCTTAAACAGCGCCACGCAGTTGCGCATCTACGCCGCTACCGCCTTTGCCCTGCGCCGCTGGGAGCCGCGTTTGCAGCTTGCCAGCGTGCAGCTCACGCGCGACACGGACGGCGCCATCGCGCTGCTGCTCGATGGTACGGCGAATGGCCAGGGCATCACCCTGTCCGTGCCCGTCAAGCAAGGCGGCGTCGTATGAGCACGCCCATCGACCTGACCCAGTTACCGGCACCCAGCGTGGTCGAGGTGCTGGACTTCGAAGCCATCCTGGCCACCCGCAAAGCCCACCTGGTCAGCCTGCTGCCGGAAGCCGAGCGCGAAGCCGTCACGGCCCTGTTGGCCCTGGAATCGGAACCAGCCACCAAGCTGCTGGAAGAAAACGCGTATCAGGAAACCATCCTGCGCAACCGCGTCAACGAGGCGGGCAAGGCCGTCATGCTGGCGTTCGCCCTCGACGGCGACCTGGACCAGTTGGGCGCCAACGTTACCGTGGCGCGCCTGGTCATCACGCCCGCCAATCCCAACGCCATGCCGCCCGTGGCCGCTGTCATGGAAGACAACGACGCCTATCGCCTGCGCATCCAGGAAGCGCCGGACGGCCTGTCCGTGGCCGGCCCGAAAGCGTCGTATGAATTCCATGCACGGAGTAGCGATGGCCAGGTCAAGGACGCGAGCGCCACCAGCCCGGCGCCGGCGCACGTCATCGTCACGGTGCTGGCCAACAACGCCACCGGCATTGCCGATGCCGCGCTCTTGGGCACCGTGGCGCGTGCGCTCAACGCCGAGGAAGTGCGCCCCCTTGGCGACCGCCTGACGGTGCAGGCCGCCCAGGTCATCGACTACCAGATCGAGGCCACCCTGTTTATTGGCGTCGGCCCGGAAGTGCCGATCTTGCTGGACGCCGCGCGCGCCAACGCCGCGCGCGTGTCGCAGCCGCGCCGCCCGCTGGGCCACAGCATTTACCGTTCCGCCTGCAGCGCTGCCGTCCACGTCGAGGGCGTGCGCAAGGTCGTCTTGACCAGTCCGGCGGCGGACATCGAGCTGGACGCCACCCAGGCCGCGCGCTGCACCGCCATCAACTTGAATGTGGTGGTGCTCGATGAATAGCATCGTGCCGACCCTGCCGCCAAACACCTCGGCGCTGGAGCGCGCCATTGCCGTGGCCTGCGCCGAGCTGGTCAACGTGCCCGTGCCGCTGCGCGACCTGTGGAACGCCGACCGCTGCCCCGTCAATCTGCTGCCGTTTCTGGCCTGGGCCTGTTCCGTCGACCGCTGGGACGACGCCTGGCCCGAATCGATCAAGCGCGGCACCATCAAGGCGTCCTATTTCATCCACAAGCACAAGGGCACGATTGCCGCCGTGCGCCGCGTGGTCGAGTCCCTGGGCTATCTGATCCGCATCACCGAATGGTGGCAGACCACGCCGCCGGGCGTGCCGGGCACTTTCCGCCTTGATGTAGGCGTGCTCGACACGGGCATCACGGACGCCATGTTCCAGGAAATGGAACGCCTGATTGCCGACGCCAAGCCCGTCAGCCGGCATTTGACTGGCCTGGCGCTGTATCTGGAAACCCGTGACCAGGTGCAGATCGGCCTGGCCGCATATCACGGCGATGCGATGACGGTCTATCCGTGGATCGCCGAAGAAATCGAAGTGCGCGGCACGCTGTTACAAAGCGGCGCATCCCATACCATTGACACGATGACCATCTATCCATGAGCACATATTTTGCCATTCTGACGCAGGTAGGCGAAGCCAAGCTAGCGAACGCCATCGCCCTGGGCCAAACCCTGAAACTGAAAAAAATGGGCGTGGGCGACGGTAACGGCGCCCTTCCAACTCCCGACCGCACGCAAAAGGCGCTGGTGCGCGAGACGCGCCGGGCCGACCTGAACCAACTGGCCATCGATCCGGCCAACGCCAGCCAGATCATCGTCGAGCAAGTCTTGCCCGAGAACGTGGGCGGCTGGTGGATACGCGAAATCGGCATCTACGACGAGGCGGGCGACCTGTGCGCGGTGGCCAACTGCCCGCCCAGCTACAAGCCTGTGATGGCCGAGGGCAGCGCGCGCACGCAAGTGGTGCGCGTGGTGCTGATCGTCGCCAGCACGGCCGCCATCGAGCTGAAAATCGATCCGGCCATCATCCTGGCCACGCGCAAGTATGTCGATGACCAGGACATCGTTGTCCGCGCCTACAGCGACACGCTGATGGCCCAGCACCTGGCCGACCTGGACCCGCACCCGCAATACAGCCTAAAGGAGGTGAAGACGCTGGCCAAGTTTGACGCGTCGAAAAAACTGGTCAATGCCGATTTTGTGCAGCAGGCGCAAGGAAACATGGTGCGCTATACCGAGGTCACTGAAAGCCGCACGCTCACCGCCGAGGATATTGGCTGCGCCCTGTACTTTCCTTCTGCGGGCAAGGCCATCACTATCCCCGACCCTGTATTGCTTGGCATTCCCAATAATTCCGGCAAGTGCGTCAAGTTCCTCGGTCTTCTCCATAACGGCACCATTCTTGCCGCGCCAGGCGTGAACATTGGATTTGATGTCGGCAGCGTGCCGAGCATCACCATCAAGCCTGGGCAATTCCTGACCCTCATGGCGACCGGGCCAAAAGCTTGGCAAGTCATCGAATCGACCGCCGAGCTGGGGCGCAATGCCGACTTTGCGGCAATGCTGTCGTCGAGCGGCTACCAGCAACTACCCGGCGGCATGATTTTGCAGCTGGGCGGCGGAGCGCAGACACCGGCATCCGGCTATGTCGACGTGATCTTTCCGATTCCGTTTCCGACCATGTGCTTTCACGTCTACCCGGCATATGAAGGACAAGACGGAAGCGGGTCCGGCGCACCCATCAACATCAACGTCGGCATGAAGACCAGAACGGGTTGCCGCCTGTACACCTACAGCGGGAATGCGCTTTCCGGCGCCATCACCCCATCCTATTTTGCGATTGGAAACTAATCATGCCCGTCAGATATTCACCGAGCACAGGTTTTTTTTACCCCGTTAACATCGAGTACCAGGACATCCCGTCCGATGTGTTTGAGGTATCCGAGGCGGACCACCTGGCTGCCCATACCGTCCGCGCGTCGGGCGGATCGTTCAAGTTTGTGAAAGGCACGCTGCGCACCACGCCGCCGCCAGCCATTCCCTATAGCCAAGTGTGTGCCCTCTATCTCGATACCGTTCGCGCGCGCCGTGACGCCATCCTCAACCGGCTGGCCGGCATCGGCTTTGCCGCCATGGCCAATGGCGACGCGGACACGGTGCGCGCCATCACGGCGGCGCGCGCCTGTCTGCTCGACATCACCATCTGCCCGACGGTCGCCGCCGCGCAGGATATGGCAACGCTGCAGGCGGCCGTCAGCGCCGAATTCGTGCGCATCGCCGCCACCCTGTCCGACGAGGCGCGGCGCGCCTTCGATGATGCCGGCAGCATCCAATAACACCCCCGACATTCACCACTCACCAGGAGAGCCACATGGCCACCGACTACCACCATGGCGTGCGCGTCATTGAAATCAACGAGGGTTCGCGCCCCATCCGCACCGTATCCACCGCCGTGCTGGGCCTGATCGCCACGGCCGACGACGCCGACCCGGCAGCCTTCCCGCTCGACACGCCCGTGCTCGTCACCAATGTGCTGGCCGTCATGGGCAAGGCCGGCAAGACGGGCACCCTGTACCGCAGCCTGCAGGCCATCGCCGCGCAGACCAAGCCCCTGACCATCGTGGTGCGCGTGGCCGAAGGCGAGACGGAAGCGGAAACCACCACCAATGTGGTGGGCGGCGTGTCGCCGGATGGCAAGTACCTGGGCGCCAAGGCGCTGCTGGCAGCGCAAAGTAAGCTGGGCGTGAAGCCGCGCATCCTGGGCGCGCCGGGGCTGGACACCCAGGCCGTCACCAATGCCCTGGCCAGCGTGGCGCAGCGGCTGCGCGCCTTCGTGTATGCGTCGGCCTACGGCTGCGCCACCGTCACGGCGGCCACCACCTATCGCGGCCAGTTCGGCCAGCGCGAGGTCATGATCATCTGGCCCGATTTTGTCGACTGGAACACCGCCATCGACGAGGAAGCCAGTATTTCCGCCGTGGCTTACGCCATGGGCCTGCGCGCCAAGATCGACGAGGAAACGGGCTGGCACAAGACCCTGTCCAACGTGGTCGTCAACGGTCCCACCGGCATCAGCAAGGACGTGTTTTTCGACCTGCAAGACCCGGCCACCGACGCCGGCGTGCTCAACGCCAAGGAAGTGACCACCCTGATCAACATGGGCGGTTACCGCTTCTGGGGTTCGCGCACCTGCGAGGCGCCGGGCGGCTTCTTCTATTTCGAAAGCTACACGCGCACGGCCCAGGTACTGGCCGACACCATCGCCGAGGCGCACTTCGCCTATGTCGATGTGCCCTTGCATCCGTCCCTGGTGCGCGATCTGCTGGAAAGCATCAATGCCAAGTTCCGCGACTTGAAATTGCAGAGCTACATCATCGATGGCCAGGCTTGGTACGACGAACAGTACAACGACAAAACAGGGCTGAAAGACGGCAAGCTGGCCATCGATTACGACTACACGCCCGTGCCGCCGCTGGAAAACCTGCGCTTCCAGCAACGCATCACCGACCGCTACCTGGCCGACTTCGCCTCGCGCATCACTGGCTAAACGATTTGCTACCGCCCGCCTCGCGCGGGCGCCCCTGACTACTGGAGAAAACTATGGGTATGCCCCACAAGCTTAAACAATTCAACGTATTTCAAAACGGCGTGCTGTTCATGGGTATGGTGCCCGAAATCACCTTGCCCAAGCTGAGCCGCAAGATGGAAGAGTACCGCGCCGGCGGCATGAGCGGCCCGGTGTCCGTCGACTTCGGCAATGAGGCGCTGTCGCTGGAATGGAGCGCTGGCGGCCTGATTGCCGAAGCCTTGAAGCAATACGGCGCGCATGCGCACGGTGCCGTGATGCTGCGCTTTGCCGGCGCTTACCAGAACGACGAAGACGGCAACGTCGCTGCCGTCGAGGTTGTCGTGCGGGGCCGCTACAAGGAAATCGACATGGGCGGCGCCAAGATGGGCGACGACACCACGCACAAATACACCATGGCCTGCAGCTACTACAAGCTGATGATCGACGGCGCCACGGTCATCGAACTGGACTTCATGAGCGGCATCGAGAACATCGGCGGCGTCGACACGAATGCCGCCATCCGCAAGGCCAGCGGTCTGTAATCCCTTTTTTATTCACTACCCACACACAAGGACAACACCATGAACACCGAAAACAACAATCAAGCCGTCATCGAGCTGGACGAGCCAATCAAACGCGGCGACGGCTTCATCACGTCGCTGACCGTGCGCAAGCCCAAGGCGGGCGCCCTGCGCGGCATTTCCCTGATCGAGCTGGCCAACCTGAACGTGTCGGCCCTGCAGATCGTGTTGCCGCGCATCACCGAGCCGACCTTGACGGCGCACGACATCGCCAACATGGACCCGGCCGACCTGCTGGCCGTGGGCGCCGAGGTTGCCGGTTTTTTGGCGAGCAAAGCCGATCGCCTTTCGGTATCCCCGGCGAAGTAGAAGACGCCATGGCCGACATTGCCGGCGTCTTTCACTGGACGCCGGCAGCGATGGACGGTTTTACGATAGATGAACTGATGGCCTGGCGCGAACGCGCCCGGCAGCGAAGCGGAGCGGAATAGATGGCTGGTCGGGATTTGAAGTTACAGGTAGTGTTTGCAGCGCTGGACAAAATCACCGGCCCGCTGAAAAAAATCATGGGCGGTTCCAGCGACACGGCCAAGGCGCTGAAGGCGACCAGCGACCGCTTGCGCGAGCTGAACACCCAGCAGAGAAACCTGGGGAAATTCCGCGAACTGCATAGCGGTATCAATGCGACGCGCACCAAGCTCAAGGAAGCGCAAGACAAACTGAATGATCTTGCTGCGAAAATGAAGCAGACCACGACGCCCACGCGTGCCCTGACGCGCGAATTTAACGCGGCAGTCAAAGTCACGCAGGCCTTGACGCTAAAAGGCCGGGAACAAAGCCAGCAATTCCGCGTCCTGCGCACCAGCCTCAAGGACGCAGGCATCGATACGCGCCAACTGGGCAAGGCGCAGGAGTGGTTAAAAAACAGTATCCAGCTGACGAACGTTGAGCTGGCTTCGCAACAAAAACGCCTGGCCGCCTCCGCCGCCAAGCAACAGCGCGTCACCAACGCCACCCAGCACGCCGACAAGCTGCGCAGCAAGGCGGGCAATCTGGCCATGGCCGGCACCGGCGCGACCGCCACGGGCGCCGTCATCGGCGCGCCTGTCGTCAAGGGACTGAACGAGGCCAAGCACTATCAAACGGAAGTGGGCCGCGTCAACGCCCTGGGCCTGGGCGATAAAGTATCGGCCGAGGCCGTCGCCTTCGCACGCAACATGAAAACCTACGGTACCAGCCAGCTAGACAATCTGCAACTCATGCGCGATGGCATGAGCGCCTTTGCCGATGTGCATCACGCGGAAATGGTCGCCCCTACCCTGGCCAAGATGAAGTTTGCCAATCACGCCTTCTTTGGCGAGGCCGAGGGCGCCGACAACGAACGCAAGTTCATGGACATGCTCAAGGTCATCGAGCTGCGCGGGGGCCTGGAGAGCAAGGAAAAGTTTGAAGCCCAGGCCAACATCGTGCAGCAGGTCATCACCGCCACGGGCGGGCGCGTCGGCCCGAACGAATGGCTGAACATGATCAAGACGGGCGGCATCGCGGCCAAGGGGCTGAAAGACGATGCGTTTTACTACCAGATGGAACCGCTGGTGCAGGAAATGAGCGGCAACCGCGTCGGCACGTCACTCATGAGCGCCTACCAGAACTTGTACCAGGGCCGCACGACGAAGCGCTCGGCGCGGAAGCTGGAAGAGTTCGGCCTGATCGGCGACAAGAGCAAGGTCAAGCACGACAAGGCGGGGCAAGTCTCGTTCCTCGACCCTGGCGCGCTGCTGGGCGCCGAGCTGTTCCGTGAGAACCAGTTCGAATGGCTGGAAAAGGTGCTGTTGCCACAACTGGCCAAGAAGGGCATCACGGAAAAGAAGCAGGTGCTCGATGCCATCGGCAGCATTTTTTCCAATCGCACGGCGTCGAACCTGTATTCGCAGATGTACTTGCAGCGCGCGCAGATCCACAAAAACGAAAAGCTCAACCGGGGCGCCGCGAATATCGGCCAGCTCGACAAGTTGGGCCGAGACACAGCCGCAGGCAAGGAACTGGAAGCGCAGTCAAAATTAGCCAACCTCAAGCTCACCATGGGCGAGAAAATCCTGCCGCTGTACGCACAGGGGCTGGAGATGGCGATTACCGCCGTGCAGCGCCTGAATGGCTTCATGGAACGCAACCCGACCGTGGCCAAGATCATGATTACGGCCTTTGCCGTGCTGGCCGGCCTGCTGCTGGTGCTGGGGCCGCTGATGCTGGGCATTGCCGCCATGATCGGCCCGTATGCCATGCTGCACGTCATGTTCGCCAAGATGGGCGTGACGGGCGGCGTGCTTACGCCCATCCTGCGCGGCCTGGGCGGCGCCTTCCTGTGGGCAGGCCGCGCCGTGCTGTGGCTGGGCCGCGCCCTGATGCTCAACCCGATTGGTCTGGCCGTGACGGCCATCGCCGGCGCCGCCTACCTGATCTATAAATACTGGGAACCGATCAAGGCGTTTTTCAGCGGCATCTGGTCGCACGTCAAGACTGCCTTTACCGGCGGCATCGGCGGCGTCAGCACGCTGATCGCCAACTGGTCGCCGCTGGGCCTGTTCTATCGTGCCTTCGCCGGCGTGCTGGGCTGGTTCGGCATTGCCTTGCCCGCCAGGTTCAGCGACTTCGGCAGCGGCCTGCTGCACAGCATGGCCAGCGGCATCACCAGCACCTTGAACGTCATCTATCAATGCTGGGAGCCGGTCAAGACCTTCTTTACCGGCGTGTGGGCACAGATCAGGGCCACGTGTGCCGGCGGCCTGAACGGCGTCAGCGCCCTGATTATCAACTGGTCGCCCGTCGGAGTGTTCTACCAGGCATTCGCCGGCGTCATGAGCTGGTTCGGCATCAAACTGCCGGCGCAGTTCACCGAGTTTGGCGCCAACATCCTGCGCGGCCTGGTCAACGGCATCACCGGTTCCATGGGGGCCGTCAAGGATGCCATCAGCAATGCCGGTTCCAGCACCATTGCCTGGTTCAAGGAAAAGCTGGGCATCCACAGCCCAAGTCGCGTGTTTGCCCAGCTCGGCGACTACACCATGCAGGGCCTGGCCGTGGGCTTAGACCGCAGCGAGGGCGCGCCGATTGCCACGGTATCCGGACTGGCGCAGCGCCTGACGCAATTGGGCGCCGGCATCGCCATCGGCACGGCCACCGCCCTGCCCGCCAGCGCCTTCGACACGCGCGCGCCGCTGGCCCAGGGCGGCATTGGCGCCGGCATGACGATTCAGGGCGACAAGATCGAAATCACTATCCAGGCGCAAACCGGCACCGATCCGCAGGCCATCGCCCGCGCTGTGTACGCCGCCATGGAACAGCGCGACCAGGAAAAGGCGGCACGCATCCGCTCGTCCTTGCGCGACCACGATTAAGAAGGAATAACCACCGTGATGATGATTTTAGGAATGTTCGTGTTCAGCCTGCCGACGCTAGCCTATCACGAGCTGCAGCGGCAAACGGAATGGAAGCACGCTAGCACGGCCCGCGTGGGCCTGCGCGACGCGCACCAGTACGTGGGGCCGGGCGACGACACGATTACCCTGTCGGGCTGGGTGGCGCCGGAACTGACCGGCTCCCTGTATTCGCTCGACGCCCTGCGCATGATGGCCGACACCGGTAAATCGTGGATTCTGATCCAGGGCACGGGCCGCATTCTCGGCTCGTACCGCATCACCAGCATGACCGAGGGGCGCACCATCCTGGACGGCAGCGGCGGCGCGCGGCGTGTCGAGTTCTCGATTGCGCTCAAGCGCGACGACGACGGCGTGCTGGCCATGCTTGGCCTGGGCGACATCGGCGACCTGAAAAACATGCTCAGTATCGACGGCATGACCAGCAGCATTGCCGGCGCGGCCAAGAATGCCGTGGGAAGCGTGGTCGGCAATGTCGTCGGCGGCATCACCTCGAAATACGGCGGCGTGGTCAGCGAGATGAAAGACAAGATCGGCGGCAGCATCAGCGGCGCCATCGGCAGCGCGGCGGACAAGTTCAAATGAGCGAGCATATCCCCGCCTTCAAGGTCAGCATCGAGGACAAGGATTTGACGGCCATCGTCTCACCGCGGCTAATCAATCTAACCTTGACCCTGTGCCGTGGCGACGAGAGCGACCAGCTCGACATTTCCCTGGACGACAGCGACGGCAAGCTGGCCCTGCCGCCGCGCGGCGCGCAGATCGCCCTGGCGCTGGGCTGGCAAGCCACCGGCCTGGTAGACATGGGCAAGTTCACCGTGGACGAGGTGGAGCACAGCGGCGCGCCCGACACCATCACCCTGCGCGCCAGGTCGGCTAACCTGATCGACACCTTCAAACAGCAGCAGGAACACAGCTTCCACAAGACCACCCTGGGCGCCATCATCGAGGCCATCGCCTTTCGCAACGAGCTGGCGTCGGGCGTGTCGGCGCGCCTACGCGACACCGCCATCGAGCACATCGACCAGACCCACGAGAGCGATGCGGCCTTCCTGCGCCGGCTGGGCAGGAAATATGACGCGGTGGCCACCGTTAAGAACGACACATTGCTTTTCATCCCCATCAACCAGAGCCGCACCGCCAGCGGCAAGGCGCTGCCCGTGATTCCCATCACACGCGCGCTGGGCGACGGCCACCGCTACCACAGCGCCGAAAGCGACGCCTACACGGGCGTACGCGCCTTCTGGCACGACGAGCGCTACGCGCGCCGCCGCAGCGTCGTGGCCGGCGTGCCCGGCAACAGCAAGCGCCTGCGCACCACCTTTGCCAACGAAACCGACGCGCGCGCAGCGGCCGTGGCCGAATGGCAACGCATCCTGCGTGGCCTGGCCACCTTCGAAATGAGCATGGCCCTGGGCAACCCGGCCGTGTTCCCGCAATCGCCCGTCACCGTGCAGGGCTTCAAGCCCGAGATCGACGCCACCGAATGGCTATCGGTCAAGGTCACGCACAGTCTGGGTGGCAGCGGCTTTACCACACGCGTGGAGTTTGAAACGAAAACGGAAGCGGTGGAGGCGGAGCGCGAGGACGAGAAAGACCCGGATGAAGGCATCACGGGCGTGGTGGCCAAGTGGCAGGACGTGGCGGCGAAGAAGAAAAAGACGGGGCAGGAGCAGGCCGGGGCCACGGGCACGCTCAAGACATTGGAGCATCTTTACAAGAGCAAGCAGGCCGCCAAGCGGGCGGCACTGCATGCGTGGAAGCGTATCGAGGAGGTGCGCGACATCATCAGGGAGAACAGCGAGGAACCTCGGAAGCCTACGCAAGCTGCAGCCGGCGGAAATGCGGTATAAATATGCCGCATTTATCCGCACTCAACGACTGCTTTCGCCCCAAAGCAGACGCTTAGAAACGTTCAATCTGACGCACTTTCTCCTGACAAATCAAACGCTCTGCTATACGGTCGGCCAAGTCGGGTTTGATTCTTATCATCCATTTTTGAAACGACGACGCTCTAACCTTAAGCACATAGATTGCCCATGCGCACATTGGTGCAGGCACGACCAACTCAAAGAAGTATCGCCCTTGGTCGTCTTCCACCAAGGTATAAACGAAATTCTGTCTGCGTATTTCCTTCATTCACCCCTCTTATTTGGCGTTTCGGCGAAGAGTCTTTATTCGTTGGGCGACAAAGTAGCGGTCCCTACCCTGTGGAAAGTGTCCGCTCTTGGCCGGTTGCTGACTTCATGTGCGACTGCTTCCGACCCAAAGCGGTCATAGAACTACCGAAGTAGACGGATCAAGTGAATTCACAGCGTCTTGGATATCGTTGATTAACAAGGCGAGATCGGGCTTGTCGCCGTACATGTCGAGTTCGCGAGTGGCAATCAATCCCATGGACAGCGGCCCTAGCGATGGGTCGGTAGGACATCCAGATGCAAATCCCTCGCACCAGCCTAGTTGTCGTAGGATAGATTGCCCAGGCGGCCAGCCTTTCGCTGCCAGAGGCTGAATCTGCTGAATAGCTGATTGAATCTTCCGCAAGAGCATTATTTTATTTTCCATTTTTTCTTGCTCGCGCGAGTGACCGCTTGTGGCCGTCAGGGGAATTTTGACTCATAGCTCTCGGGTTCCTTGCCGCTATACTCTTTGAAGCGACTCAAAATCTCATCACGGGGTAGAGGTATGCCTTGCGCTAGATTCTCTATATACGGAATCAGCCATATCGACTTCGTAATTTCAAAGTGTTCGCGCCACTTTTGCTCCAAGGCCTCAGTCGCGGCTACCATGCAACCGGCCGAGCCAAACCCCACTCCTTCGCTAAACGCAATAGGATGTCGAACCGCCTCGAAACAAATATCAACGTCAAAAGGCCACGGATAATTTTCCGCATGGTCTAGCGGCTTGGCGCCGTGACCGAGATTAAAATACACTGGCATAACTTATCAAAACGATCAATGTGATAAGGCCATCATACTCCCTCTTTTAGCAAAGATGACGTCGTGGCAATGTCTGCTTCTGGCCGTTCGCGGCCCAAACTTAACCCGGAAAGATTTGTTCTTTAAACACCGTGAACTTGGTCTCTCCAGCTACCGACGCTATGGACCAAGGCTTCTCAGTGTTCACGCGCACCAGGCTTCGTCCCAGTTCATTAACCCATTCCTCTTCAATGACGCAGCTGATGTGCCCGGGGCGGGGGTAATGGCTCCCGGACATTCGTTCCCCAGTTCTTATGACGGGTGCTTTTTCGACGAATTCATGTCGCAGGCCGTCAGCATCGGTAAGCACGCATCCTACCCATACCGGAAAGTGGTCGTCAACAACGCGCTCTATCTGCACTACCAAACTAATCATTGGCCGTATCCACGTCTATAAACCCTATTTTGTTCAGTGTCCGCTTGTGGCCGGTTGCTGCCGTCACAAGGCTATTGTAAATGGTGATCGAAACCCAGTGCACGTGTCAATTTTGGAAGTTTAGCCCACAGAATAGCGAGAACCACTAACCCAGTTGGAAGGCCAACATACAGTAGAGCACCTTCCTCAGAAACCTTGGAAAAATACCTGGCTAATCCAGCGGCTAGTAAACCCCAGAAAAGAAACGCTACAACCAAACAAGAAACAATTGTCACCCACTTCCTAAACCACTCAAAGCGGCGCCGCCAAGGCGAATGGAGTTCATATCTTTCCATCTCATAATTCCCGTAAAATTTCCTACTTTTAACTTCTCGTAGTACAAGGCGCATCAACTTCTTTAGCAAGTCGAACGGCTGGTTTTAGCCGGTTGCCGTCGTTGGCAGGTTCTCCCTAAAACGGACCTGCAGTTGCTGGCCAAGTGCCGCATGGCCTTACGAGATCCATCCCAATTCATCCTTGGTAACCTCCCATTTATCGTCGCGTTTTTCTAACTGGTACGTGCTGCCAGACGCACTTAACGATCCTTCATAATACCCACCTGTTATGGTCATACTTGTCGCAGAGTCCCATGAGTGCTCACCCACCACTAGTATTAATGCAGGGCTGTTCGAACTTTTTTCAAAAACACCACTATCTTCATCGTAGGCACAGTCAGATCCCTTTCGGACTTTTCGACGTCCATCGTTAAGCCGCTCAATCAGTATGGCCGGCGGATCCATTTTACTTGACGACCTCCTGTCGAAAACGTTTGAAATCTCAACACAGAAGATATCAACATCATCTTTCGTCGCAGCATAATTGTGCGTCATCTGATAGCGAATAAGCGCTTCCTTAGCGAAAAGTGCATCCTCAGGTGTTCCAGTCTTTCCAGTGCACGCGGCGCATACAATCGCGACCCCAAGCACAAAGAAATTAAACTTAATTGAGATTAAGAACATATCTCCCTTCTTTTCGATTAACAAGATTGGTTCACCGTCCGCTCTTGGCCGGTTGCCGTCGTTATCAGGTTCCGCCCCGAAGCGGTCACTCAAAACCTGCAACGTAGTGCTCCCTGAAGCTATGTATTGTCCCTCGTTCCCGTAGCCCACGATTGAGCGAGACGCTGGCCATCTTCGCTACCAACGATACGGTCGATTGCCGCCACTTTTCTCAGCGCACCATTCACGTCGAAGCCAGTCCCTGCTGCTAACGCTAAGGCTTCGTTGTGCAAGGCATACGCAAGATGAGCCGCAACGCGCAAGTGAGTTGCAGCGTCATTTTCGCTTCCCAAGTATGAACTTAAGAGCAAACGTATTTCGTACAGCGCATTGGCAATAAGTTTCGTTTCAGCATCATTCATACCCGACTATTCCCATAAAAAAGTTATGACTGCTTTTGGCCGAATCCAGCCGAAGTTGCTCAGACGTTGACTTTACGACACCTTCACGCATCAGATCGGTATGCGTAGTATGCAGACAAAACAAGCAGCAATTACAATAAGCATAAGAAGGTGAATCATTAGCAGACTATTTTTCCTTTTTTCGTCCGCTGCCGGCCACATTAAAAGTCTGCGGCCCAATGATATTTCCCACGAAATTTTGCCCAATCTTGCCGTGAGTTTCAACGTGTGGGGCATTCCCTGCTTGGGATGCTGGGGGCGTTGGCGAGCGCATGCCGCTAATCATCCCAAGTACGCCTGCTTTCCCTCGAACGTCCATACTTCTATAGCCATCCAACAATTCTCGCTCATCAGAGGTAACGGCTGATTGCAATCTCTCACCCGTAAGTATGTAGTGGACATCGACCCCGATCCCAGCCAACGCTCGTAAGTAAAGCGCATCCGGGGCACGCTCGTCTTGTTCATACAGAGTTTGTGCGCGTCGCTTCAGCCCGCCGACGGCAGCAAAATCTTCTTGATTCATGCCCAACCGCTGACGCTCTTCTTTTAGTATTTCACCAATTGATCTCATTTGCGCTCAAATTTTTCTTTACAATGCTCTCATTTGAGAGCTATAGTTATGCCATACCATACCGATTACAGATCATAACATTATGAAAAACGTATCCATAGCGAGGCGCACTGCCAAGGGCGTCACGACTAAGCCTCTTGGCGTTCGTCTCACGTCTGGCGAGGTAGACGAAGTCGAAGGCTACGCGGAGAAACTTGAGCGCTCCCGTGCCTGGTTCCTCCGTTTCCTGATCCTTCGCGGCCTCGCCGATTACAAGCGTGAACTCGCTTCCAAATCCATTCACTAAGGACAACGTCATGTACCCCGATGCAAAACGTATCCGCAGCCACCGCGTCATGCTGCGCCTGGACGATTACGAGCACCAGCTCGTTTCCTCGATCGCCAACTACCAGGGCGAAGAGCTTGCGGTGCTGGTGCGCCAGATCGTGATGCGTGAAGCCTTGGCCGTGATCGCCCTGGATGACGCCACGATTGACAGCGTACAGCGTCGCAGCGTTTAAACCGAGTCACTTTTGAGCAACTCTAAAGTTACAGAAAATGCCAGATCATCAAATTAACCTCAATGACGAAGAGCGCGCGGTGCTGGAACTCGTGCGACAACGCCAGGGGCTGGCAAGTATCGATCAGGCGGCTGAATGGCTCGTCAAGTCGCGCTTACGCATACAGTCGAAAAACATGACAGGTCGCGGTCGCGCCCTGTACCAAGTGGAAAGAAAGCTGAAATGAGAGTCATCGGCCTGCCCTGCCCGCATTGCGAATACACCGTCCGCGCCGTCAAGAGCCGCATGATGTCCGCCATGTTCAAGGAAATCACCTACATGTGCCAGAACCCGGACTGCGGGCACTCTTTCGTGGCAGGCCTGGAAGTGCTGCGCACCCTATCGCTGTCCGCCATGCCCAAGCCCGATATCCGCATCCCGATGTCCCAGCATGCGCGCACGGCGGCCACCAGCCAGCTGGCCCTCGACCTGACTGCGGGCTGCTGATGACTATCCCGCTCCGCGCGCCGCCGTAACCCGGCCGCAGTAACTCCCCTCTTTTGCTGTGCCCTGCTGCGCTCCCTTTTGAGCGTGCGGGATTCGTTCAACCTGAAATAAGGAAAACCGATGGAAAACACGCTGCGCGCCGCCAGTCATGCCGACCAATCCATGGCATCACGCACGATCCGCCCGACCTTGCAAAATTGTATTGTCCCCGTGGCGCCAACGTGTTTTCTGCTGCAACCCAGCGCGGGCATCGGCATCGCGGCGCTAACCGCCCGCATCCATGAGATTGCCAAGACCTATCACGCCTACGGCGCTGCCAATCTGACCTTCATCGTCAGCGATGCGCAGGCACTGGAGCGTGATGGCTTTTTCGCGCCAGCCAAGCAACGCGCCCTGGTCGGCAAGCTGCCCATTGAGGTGAACTACATTTTCGCCAACGAAGCGGGTTCCCGCCACTGCTGCGGCGCATCGCACACGCTCCCGTACTGGGCAGAACATTTTCTCAAGCCAGGGGCACGCTAATGCGGCGCCTGGCCCAAACCTGCGGCATCTGGCTGCTGTCGCTCCTGATCGTCATTGCACCCGGCGTGCTGCGGGCCATTGGCTTCATCAAGGACTGAACCATGCCGGCGTCCCTTATCGACAATCACCTGTCCTTCCAGCCTGCCGCCGAAATTCTGGCCGCGCGCGACAAGGACATGCCGACGCCACCAGGCGCCGGGCATGCGCTGGCCGCCATCGCTGAAGCCAAGGCCCAGCTGCGCAGCATCAAGCCGCGCAACCTGGCGCCCTTCATGGCCCAAGCGTGGGGATTGTCGCCGCGCGGCGCGCGCCGCTCCGTGCTGATCGCCGCCGGCCTGGACGCCGACCGCTGGGAATCGCCCATCCATTCATTTACCGAGGAAGAGCGCATCGAACTGCGCGCCGCTACCTCTGCCGCTATCCGTGTGTACGAAAGACTGTTGAATGCAATCTAAACAAATCCTGCTGCCTGCCCCGCAACGCCACGAAGCTTTTTTGCGATCCGCGCAGTTCGCGCCCGAGCTGGCCCGCATTCCCTACAAGTGGCGCAACCGCGTCATCACGGCCGCCATGGCCAAGATGGCCTGGTCGTCCTGGTACAAAATCTATGAGTCCATCGCCACCAGCTTTGTGCGCGAGTTCGCCGACCTGTACGTGCCGGCCGGCGTCGACCTGTCGCAAAGCGACGCCGACATCGTGGCCACCGCCGAGCGCGCAGCGGCCGGCGTGACCAAAATGCTATGGATGGCCGTGTCCGACACGCACGCCCTGCAGATCATGGAAGACGAATGCGCCTCGTATGGCATCGAGCTGCCCGAGTTCGACGCACTGGCCGACACCATCGCCCGTCTGGTGGACGCCCGCTGGTGGCGCCGCCAACTGCGCAAGCGCGTCAAGCGCGCCTTTGAAGCCGGCAATATCCGCCTGGGCTATGTCAACTATCGCGCCGAACCCTACGCCAGCAACGACGCCGTGCTGTCGCGTCTAGCGCAGAACCGGCGCAACGCGGCAGCGCTGGCCGCCACGCTGGTGCAGAACGAGAATGGCCAGCAATTCAGCATCGCCGAACTGGCCGAGAAAACCACCGCGAATAAAGCCATCCGGCGCGGCGAGCTGATGTTGCGCATCAACGGCTTTGAGCAGATCGCCCGCGAGTGCGGCGACCAGGGTATTTTCATCACCTGGACGTGCCCATCGCGCTTTCACGCCATGCAGCACAGCGGAAAACCGAACGACAAGTTCGACGGCTCGACGCCACGCGAAGCGAATGCCTACTTGGGCAAGATGACATCGCTGTGCCGCTCCGCGCTGGCGCGCCGGGGTATCGGCCTGTACGGCTTCCGCATCGCCGAACCGCATCACGACGGCTGCCCGCATTGGCATCTGCTGCTGTTCGTGCGCCCGACCGCGAAATACAAGACGGCCCACCTGCGGGACGTGGCAGGCCGCGCCATCCGCATCATGAAGCGCTACGCCTGGCGCGTGGACCGTGGCGAACCGGGCGCCTTCACGCGCCGCCTGGACGTGAAACGCATCGACTGGGCCAAGGGCAGCGCCGCCGGCTACATCGCCAAATATGTGGCCAAGAACATCGACGGCGTGGCCGAGCACAAGACGAAAGAAGGCTATCTCGTCACGGCCGACACCGAAGGCGATGTCGAGCTGACACCATCGGCGCGCGTGGAGTCCTGGGCTGCATGCTGGGGCATCCGTCAATTCCAGCAATGGGGCGGCGCACCCGTCACCGTCTGGCGCGAACTGCGCCGCATCGAGGAAAGCATGCTCAACGAGGCGCCGGCCGCCATGCGCCGCGCCTGGGACGCCGTGCAAAAGATCGACGGCGAGAAGCGCGCTTGCTGGGCCGAGTACCTGCGCGCCCAAGGCGGTGCCCTGGTGCCGCGCAAGGAACTGGTCGTCACCCTGGCCACGGACGAAAAGACCGTCATCGGCCGCTACGGCGAAACGCTGCGCACCACGCCCTACGGCGTGCGCTGCAGCGACCTCATTGGCGTGGTCTTCAAGTCCGTGCGCCATACGTGGACGCCGGTACAGGCCACAGGCGGGCGCGGGGTGGCTGTTGGGGTTGCCGTTCCTCGGACTCGTGTAAATAACTGTACGCACCCCGACCGCCCTGCCCCGGCCACGCCGCCGGCGGCGCCCGTGCCCGATCTGCCCGACGAGGCAAAAACAGCGGTCATTGCCGCCTGGGCGGCCGTCAACGCCTGCCCGTATCCCCGGCTGATCGTCCACGACAACCCACCCCATGAAGGAAATGGCACATGAGCACCTATGCCGTGATCGTTCGCACGCAAACCGAACGCTTTGAATTTTTTGAGGTTGCCGCATCCAGCGGCGACGTGATCGACGCCGCCATCGACCGCTACGGCGTGTGCGGCGTTACCGCCAAACTGAAAGGAGCACCGCAATGCTAACCACCCTGACCGATTCACCGCGGCAAATCGCCCTGGGCGACCGTGTGACATTCGATACCGACGAAGGCTACCAGGCCGGCACCGTCAACGACCTGCGCCGTGACGTGGGCAATGGCGAGCTGCACGCCTGGGTGGAGCTGGACCACCAGTGGCCAGGCATGTTCCGCGCCGTGCCGCTGGGCGCAATAGCATCTGCAATCAATGATCCGGACGAAGCACAATGAAAAGCCCATACCTGATCGAAGCGCCCACATGCATCAATTTGAGCGGAGGCCGAACATCGGCCCATATGCTGAAAATGATACTCAACGAAAACGGCGGAATTCCGGCATGCGCCGTGGTTCTGTTCTGCAATACCGGTAAGGAAGAGGAATTGACCCTTCGGTTTGTACGCGAAATCGGCCTGTACTGGGGCGTTACCGTTATTTGGCTGGAATACCGCCCTGGTCAAACATTCGCTGTAGTCGACTATGAAACGGCCAGCCGAAATGGTGAGCCATTCACGGCCGTTATCGCGGACCGTGACGGTGTTTTGCCAAACCGGGTGGCCAGATACTGCAGCTCAGAAATGAAGACGCGCACCATGCATAGATACTTGCGTTCGCTGGGCTGGACCGAGTGGGATACCTTCATTGGTATCCGTGCAGACGAACCGGCACGCGTTGCAAAGTTTAGACAACGCCCATCACCGGAGACGCCTGACGAAGTGGTTTGTATGCCCAGCGCCGCCGCAGGCGTGACACGGGCAATCGTGGGCGACTTCTGGCGCGCCAGCGAGTTTGACCTGCGTCTGATAAGCGTCAACGGCGAGACGCCAGAAGGAAATTGCGATCTGTGTTTTTTAAAGAAAGCACGGCGTGTATTGAGCCTCATCTCGGCCCGACCGTCCAGGGCAGTCTGGTGGGCGCAGTGCGAGTTAAGAGCCGAAACCATCACAAGCGGTAACGGCAGTCGCTTTAGAAATGATCGGCCCAGCTATGGACGCATGGCCGAATTCGCAAAGAGCCAGGTCGATGTTTTTGGTCACGAAAATGACGAAGCAATTCAATGCGCATGCATGGATTAAAAGAAAGCTGACAGTGCACATGACAACACCGGATCAATACAGAGAATTCTGCCGGCTGCGCGACTACCGCAAGCCTGGCGTCGAAGTACCGCACCACACCGAGGCCGAAGCATTCGCCTTGGCGGTGCAAAGCAAAACCGGCCATACAGAACCAGCCCAGCGCAAGAAAAACCCCACCACGAAAGGAATCAAATAATGAACGAAGACCGAATTATTTACCGCCAGGACTTATACAAAATGCTGGGCGTCACTTCGGAGACGCTGCGCAGATGGGTCAAGGAAAACAAGCTGCCGCCAGCGGACGTTTCCATCACCCAGCGCACTCTAGGATGGCGCCTGTCAACGCTCCAAGCCGCTGGAATCAGGCTGCTTTAACAGCCAGTCAGCGAAGGCCTGAAGCATAACGCGCCGCTGCTTCAGGTACTCCGCTGAGTTGTAGACCCCGCGCACGCCGCCGTCCTTGTGCGCGAGCTGCACCTCGACGTGGTCCGAGTTGTACTCGTGCTCGTTGGCCCAGGTGGAACCGACCTTGCGCCAGCCGTGGCCCGTCATCTTGCCTTTGAAGCCGATACGGTGAATGAGGTAGAGAATCGCGTTTTCACTCATGGGGCGGATGCCGCCCCGGTCATTCGGGAACACGTAGATGCTGCCCCGCGAACGCAGCTTCATTTCAGCCAGCAGTTCCAGCGCCTGGGAAGACAGCGGCACAAGGTGCTCGCGGCCCTTCTTCATGCGCTTGCCCGGTATCCTCCAGACATCGCCCTCCACTTCCGCCCAGGTCATGCGCCGCAGCTCGTCCGTGCGCGTCCACGTCAACGCCAGCAGCCTGCAGGCCAGCACAGACTGAATTTCATCTTCCAGGCCCAGGCGCTCCATGAACGGATGCACCTCGGCCAATGTCAGGGCGGCGAACCCTTCGCGCGGCTTGCGGGAAAAGGCGACCTTCGAATTGATGTTCGATGCAGGGTTCTCTTCGCAGTGGCCGTGCTGGATGGCCCAGTCAAGAACCTGTCCCACCCACATGCGCACGCGCCGGACGTACACGGACAGGCCGGCGGCATCCATCGGGCGCAGCGCGGCCATCAAGTCTTCCTTGGTAATTTCACGAACCGTTTTCGCGCCCAGCGTCGGCGAGACGTACATGGCCAGCGCGCGCAGTGCATTTGCCTTGTAGCCGGCGCTGATGTCCGTGCGCCCGGCCCAGTAGGTATCGATGGCGGCATCAAGGGTAATCGATGGGTTACTTGTCTTGCGCTTGGGCTTGAGGTCTTCCCCGTCGATCAGTTTCAACCGCAAAACGTCCCGGCGCTCGCGCGCTTCCTTGAGGCCGATCAGGGGATACGGGCCGATGACGGCAGTTTGTTGCTTGCCCTGGTCGTTGCGATAGGCCATGCGCCAAACCTTGTTGCCGCTTGGCAGGACTGCCAGCATCAGGCCGTGGCCATCGAAGAGCTTGCGCAGCTTGCCGTCATTCGGCGTTGCGCGCCGGCAGTCTGCGTCGGTAAGGGTATTGATGGCCAT